ATTCACCAATACTTGCGTATATGTACTTTGATGAAAATGGTGATTGTTGCTCGCCACGCAAAATCCGAAAAACGCAAAAATGCGGAATAACTCGGAATTAGCATAGAAAACCCACGAAAGTGGCGCAAATGCGGCGGTTTGAATATGCAAAAAGTTGACGTGCTTTGCGGATAAGAAAATTGAATGTCAAAAAAATAAGGTCTTAAAATGCAATTTTAAAAGCATTTTAAGACCTTTAAATTTTACCTTTTTAGAACGTTTTAGAACTGTTTTCAAATTTTAAAATTGTCACAAAACAGCGTATTTACGCATTTTAAAGCTATAACGTTTATAAAATAGTTTGAATGTTCAATTGAAAAATCTCATTGAAAAATTTCCATATTTTATACGGGAATATAGGAACTAAAAATTCGATTAATGGGAACTAGTTCCCATTAACTTATCAATGTCCCACTGTGCGGCTCGAACAATCACTACAGTCGGAAGATCAAGCACAAGTTGCTTAGTTTCATATTTTTATATCATACAGTTCCAATAACCTTTCCCCGGCAATAGATACTATCATAATCATGCAGCGGAATATCATCATAATCCGGGTTAAGGGAAATCAAGCGATCTCCGCCGAACTTCTTTATAAATCCTTCCCCGTTAAGTATAAAAATGCCTATCTCGCCGATCTCAACAGATGGCTGCGAGGCTATCAGAACTACGTCTCCGTCGTGGAATACAGGCTCCATGCTGTTGCCAGACACTCTTAGAGCAAAATTAGCCTCAAGAGTGAGCTGCGTTTTCTTAACCTCCAACATACCTTTTTCGCAGCCATCCAGATCAACGCCAGTTCCGGCACTGACAGGCAACGAATAGTACTCTATGAAAACACTGTTTTCAAGCTCTTTTAATGGTATTTTTGACTGCTCAAAAAGGACCTTGGCACGTTCGAGGACTTGACCCTTTTTCATTAAATCTAATTCCTTATAATATGTAAGTAACTCTTGCTCATCATCGGTCAACTGTTCCGCTGGTGAGCTTTTTTCTTTGCCGTAAACAAGGTAATCTATTGAAACATCAAAAAATTCAGCAATTTCAATTAGATATTTTCTATATGATTTGCTTTTCCCAGACTTCCATTCTGAAAAAGCAACATTATTTAATTTCAGGTAATTAGTCAATTCTTTTTGCTCTCGATTGCCTAAAAGCATAGTTATTCTATCCAAAATATCCAAAATTCAATCATCTCCTTTGTTACTTATCACGAAATTAGCGTTTTTCTAATTTCGAGTTAGAATTTCACTTGACAATTAGAAAAAATCTAGTTATAATTTACTATAGGGTAACCTCTAGGGCATAGTTACCCCATGATAAATTAAGTTTAACACAAAAAGCGTTAAACGTCAATCGAAAAAGGAGGAATTTTAATGAATAAGTATAAGATTAAGGAAACCGATGTGAATATGTATGAGTACAGAGGCTATACGATATCAGGTAACGATAGGATAGGCTATGTTTGCATATCACCTTACGGGGCTTTCTCGCCAAAGGCTTATAATACAATCGAGGATGCTAAGGCAGCAATAGATGATGATCTTGATTGCATAGCTGAAAAATACGGCGAGCAGCAAACAAGGGCGGAACAAACTCCGCCAATAAGAGGATATATAATGAATAAAGCTTTATTCGTAGAAAAAGAGCTCTATTTCCTGCTCCATGCCGCCAATGATGATGTTGATGATATAACTTACTGCGAAGACAACGGAGAAGAGTGGGTGCTTGTAACCATGAAGAACGGTCATGTGTATGATATAGGCATCACAGGAGACAGTCCGCTTGCTGCCGCTAAAGACGTTATCACCGTTATGATGTATAAGTAAGGAGGGTTTATTATGAAAAAACTTACGGACGAGGGAAAGGTGCTTACCATGTTTGCCATTATCATGCTATGGTGTGCCATAACAAGTCTTAGCGGACATTCCGAGTTCTGGATCATACCGTTGCTTACACTATCCGGATTGTTCTGTATGCACCTTATCATCTCTCTTATCAGAGATATATACTTTGCTAAAAGGAGGGAACGCCTTTATGAGCGCAGATATTGGGAAAAGCATAAAGCAGATTAGAGAGCAGCGTGATCTTAATCAGAGAGAGCTTGCTAAGTATGCGGGGATCAGCAATGTGACCGTGTGCAAGATAGAGCAGGGCGTTTTGACGCCCTCTCTTAAGACTACGATCAGGATAGCCAATGTGCTGCGATGCAGTCTTGACGATCTGTGCGGCAGATCACGAAACAGCCGAAACAGCCGACAGTAACTCGGCTGTCTGCCGGGGACGGTCTCCCGGTACTGATGATGGCAGACCAAAATATGCAGGTGCCGTGCTTGCCCGCCATAGGGGATATAGTGAATCACCTGCAGCTTGCAAGCTCAGAGGTAACGACTTAGATCTTGAACCAAGCCTGTCATACAGTCTGTAGACCGAGGACATAAAATATCGGTAGCGTATGACTTAAAAACCACGTGTTCTGGCTACGTGTCGTCGGGTTGAATTAGCCGAGGTACAGGTTTTGTTATAAGAGTTCCGACTTTCCTTAAGGTGCGAACTCGTAAATGCAAGCTGAGAGCGCATGAGCTTAATGTTTGCACCAGCTGGAACGTCTTTTGTATTTTTATAACACAGTCTAAAGACAACATAAAGATACCGCCCGTCTGAGCGTATCAGACCCACTTAGGATAACTTTTTATCCTATCTACCTTGCCGTTTCGGTAATAATCGGGGCGGCTAAATGTTCACGCATAGTGCTAGGTTCGCAAGCGTAAGCCTATCAGGTGCAAGTCCTGATGTGAAAGCCAACTCAATCAACCTAGTCGACAAGGTTGTGCAACGCAGTATAAGTGCGCAGGGTACTCTTTCGGAAGGAGTAGACTTATACATTCCGATTTTTCTAGCCGAAACCGAGCCGCAACAGGCGGTTCGGTCTGCCGGGGACGGTCTCCCGGTACTGATGATGGCAGACCGAGAAAGGAAGTGTAACCAATGAAATACAAGGAATTTAAAACACAAGTACTGTCTCATGCGGTGGGACAAGCCCGGCTTCTGGCTCAGGCAAGCTGCCTTGAGGACATAAAAATAGAGCCTGAACAGCTCCGCAGGAATGTTGCGACCATTCTTGCAGTATTGACCGAAACAGAAGATTTTCTGTCCGACCTCGTAAACAACCGTTCTGGCTCTGATACTTAGTATATCAGAAAACATTAGTTTTGTCAAGTAACTTCGGGAGGTGATGATGTGGAATATTTGACGGTTGCCAAAACTGCTGATCTTAAAGGCTGCAGTGAACGATATATAAAGAAACTGTGCAAGGACGGAAAATTGTCATGCAATATCGAAATCAACGACAGGAACCGTCCTAAATATATGATCCCAATATCATCACTCCCCGAAGGCCTGCAGGCAAAATACTATGCTCAGAAAAGAGCGGAAGCGGGCTTAGAACTTGTTGCACAGCCTGTTAAAAATGCATTAAAACAGCCCAAAAAGCCTGTGAAAACGTCAAAGCCTGTGAAAACGTCAATCGAAGAGTTTTCCGAAGATGAGCGTGATGAAATCGCACTCTGGGTAGATATCCTCAGAGACTGGCAGCGTTACCGGGATCAATACCCCGGAAAGAAAACCGAAGTGGATAAGCTTTACGTCGGCAAGTGTCAGCTCGAGCATAATGATATCAAAGTGTCGGTGGATATACTATACCGCAAGTATGCAGCCTACAGAAATAATAATCTGCAGGGGCTTTGTGAAAATCGAGGCGGAGCCAATAAGGGTAAGAGCAGTATCCCACCGGAGCTGTGGGAGCAGTTTTGCTATTTCTATCTTTCCGAAAACAAACCTACCGTTTCGCGTTGTTACGACCTAACGCTTGAATGTGCAAAAGAGTGGTATCCGTCAATGGTATCAAACTTCCCGTCAGACAATACTTTCAGGCGGCATATAAAGTCGGAAATACCACAAGCCGTGCTTACATATATGCGCGACGGCGATAAGGCTATGAAAGATAAATGCCTGCCATATATCAGCCGTATGTACGACGGTCTCCACGCTAACGACGTCTGGATCGCAGATAACCACACGTTCGATATACAGTCCTACGATGAAGATAACGGCACGATCCACAGGCTGTACCTTACAGCCTTTTTGGATGCCAAAAGCGGAGTGCTGGTCGGCTGGAATATATGCGACAGTCCGAACTCCCAGTCAACAATCATCGCATTAAGGCATGGAATTATGCGATTTGGCATTCCGAAAGCCGTATATTTTGATAACGGTCGAGAGTTTTTGACCCATGACGTTGGCGGAAAAGGTCATCGAAGCAGGAAAACCGATAACCCTGAGATCGAACCACCGACAATACTCCAAAGGCTTGGAATCACGATGCATAACGCAATCGTCCGTAATGCTAAAGCAAAGCCTATTGAGCGTACATTTAGCACGGTCACAATGCAGTTTGCAAGAATGTTTGAAGGTTACTGCGGCGGCACTATTATGCAGCGACCTGAGAGCCTTAAGCGTAGAATTAAAGAAGGCAAGATTCCCTGCGACTTTGAGATTAGAGAATATATTGATATGTATATTGACGGTGATTTTAATATGCAGGAATATGGCGGAGCTGAGACAAAGTACAAAGGAATGAGTCGTATCGACGTATGGAATATGGATATAAAGTCTGTAGGAATACGCAAAGCTCCGGAAGCCGAACTTAATCTTATGCTTATGAGATCAACAAGGGTACAAAAGATCAAGCGCAACGGCGTATTTGTTGAAATATCCGGCGAAAAGGTCTGGTTTATGGACTATGAAAACACTTACCGTCACCTGGGCGAGGAGGTCTATGTAAGATACGATCCCGCCGATCTTAGAAGCGTAAGGGTTTACGATAAATCGGACCGTTACCTTTGGACTTGGGAATGTGCGGACAAGCTGCTTATAGATTACATCACCGAAAGCAAGGAAGAGATTTCCGATGCAATGGCTTTACAGCGCAGAGTACAACGGTTTATTAAAGCCGAGGCCCAGAATATCACAGATGGCTTAAACTCAGAGCATAAGATCGACCTTATGGAGGCTGCCGCTCTCAAGGCAGCACATGGTAAGCAGAGCTTTAAGATCGTTATGCCGTCCAATGTGATTATGATAAGAGCTGATAATGAACCAGAAAGTATATCAAAGGCTTCCGGAGACGATATTGTGGTCAATATAGATAAAATGAACGAAAACGCCGAGAGGCGGAAGAATAAATGGAGGAGTGATTAATAAATGAAAAAGCTAACAGCTAAACAGGAGTGGGCATTGGAACAGATAAAACAGCTGCAGTACTCGGAAAATCTATCTGCGGCTGCAGTCTGCAAAAAGATTGGTATATCCGATAGCTCATACTCTGCAATTAAGTCAGGTACCTACAACGGCGATGTAGATAAGCAGATGAAAAAAGTAATTGAATACTTTGTAACCAAGCAGGCTGCAGCTGAAATCTATGTCGGCACAGACTATAAGGAAACGTCAATATCGTCTAACGTGTACAAGATCATACGCAACTGTCAGCTTCAGGGCGGTCTTGCCATAGCCTGCGGTGACGCAGGTATAGGCAAAACACAGGCTTGCAGGCAGTATTACCGTGAGCACGGCACAAACTGTATATACATAACGGTAAATCCGTGCATCAAGTCATCAAAATCCGTGCTGGAGCTTATCGGTTCTAAGCTGAACGTATCCTCCGGCTCTGTGAGCAGACTCTGGCTGGAAATCTCGTCAAAGCTTTCGGACGGCATGGTGATAATCGTGGACGAAGCCCAGCATCTCACCAGAAATGCCATTGATACTCTCCGAAGCCTTTGCGACTGCTTTGACGAAAAGGGACAGACCCTTGGAATATGCTTTGTCGGCAACGAAACCACGGTAAGCAGACTTGGCGGAAAGCAGAAAGCGGAGTTTGCACAGATACGCAACAGGACGAAGAATACCCGGTTTTACAGCGTTAAGCAGATAAAGAAGAGCGACATCGAAATGCTCTTTCCGGATATCAGAGAGGACACTGCTGCTGTTGAATTTTTACTGTGTATCGCTCAAAGTCCACAGGCTATCAGAGGAGCGGTCAATCTATACTCCAACGCCCTCGATAACGGCAATGTGACCGCCAAGGGATTGTCTGCAATCGCTAAATATATGGATATGGCGGTATAAAAAGTGAAACGGAGGACAAAAAGAATGAAGCACGGAAAAAATCCCACCAAAGCTCAGAAACGAATAATAGCGTATTACAAGCTTGATCCTGCGGACTGGATGGTTTCGAAGGCGACGGACAAGCAGCTTTGCCTTGTACATAGATATACTGATAAGATACGCTGGATAGACATGGTACGCATCGAGGAGCCGAGGAAAGTAAAGGCGACTAAATATGCATAATAATTTTGAATGTTTTATGAAAGGCAGCGCAGAATGTGCCTTTTTTATGAAAATGTGTTGTGATGACTGTCCGTACTGCGATAAATGCGGCTATTGTGATAATATTTGCAACAGTAACGGAGAATGCAATGAATGCTCAATTGTAGACAAGAAATAATAAGTATCAGAGGGGCTGTGCCCCTCCTGTAATGCAGCCGCCGATCGGCGCAGGTCACAAGCCCTGATAAATGCAGAGTGCAGAAAAACAAGGAGGTAAAAACGCTATGGAAACAAAACATAAAAAGCTTACAAGCAAAGCTGGATTGACGATCCCGAAGGACATCAGACTTGCAGCGGGCTTTGCGGGAGGCATGGCTGTTGACATCGAGAAGACAGCGGACGGTATCATGATTCGCAAGCACAGACCTACCTGTTGCTATTGTGGCAGTGTTGATAATGTGCGCTCTATCAAGGGACGTGATACCTGCAGAAACTGCGCCGAAGAAATCATAGAGGAGGTAAAGACGGCTTATGGATCTGTCTGAAAAGGTAAAACGTTATGCTGAGATCAAGGCGGAAATTTCGGAGCTTAAATCAGAGGCAGACGGCATCGAGGCTGATATCCTTAAGGCTTCGGAAGCCGACCTGCAGGATACAAAGTTTAAATCTGCTGTCTACAGCGACAATGCTGGCAATGCAATCACAGTCACCAACGCCGACAACGTTAAGCTTGTGTACCCAACAATGCTTAAGGAGATCTTTGGTAAAGCGTACGGCGACGTTGTAAAAGAGGACGTAACCTACACCTTGTCAGAATCTGCAAAACGCTTGCTTTCCGCCGTTTACAACAAGGAGTACATAAAGGACGGCAGCGTTGCTAAGATACTGGATGGGCTTGGGCTTGACGATAAGAGCCGCAAAGTTCTGGAGAAAAAGCTTAAGGGTGCGAAATATGAGACCGACGTAAAAAATCTTATGCAGCTTGGCGGTCTGGATGAAAAGGCGGCGCAGGAGAACGCTTATCTGGTATCCGAAGCCGTCGCTTGGCAGAATCTTAAACGTCTGCTTATGATTAATAACGAACAGCTTACCGATGAGATTGTGGAGCGTGCTGTGGATATGATTGACAGCGCGGTTGTAGTTGAAAGAACGCCGAAAACGAAATTCACGGCTAAAAAATAAGGACAGGAGGATTTGGATATGGCAACAAAGGAGCAGATTAAAAGAATTTACGGTCTGGGAGCAGGTCTTGGTATTGTCGGCAAAGATAAAGATGATATGCTGCACGAATTGATCTTTAGCATTACCGGTAAAGATTCGGTAAAACAGCTTGACGATAGCGAATTCAAGGCTGTTCAGGCGGAACTTATCAATCGCATGAAGCTTGCCGATCCAAACCATCTGCTGCATAATACCAAATCTAGAAACAAAAAGAAAGAAGCTGAAGAGATCGGCTGCAACGGTATGGCTACGCCTGAACAGCAGCGGCTGTGCTGGAGATACTGCTACAGGCTCAAGGAACTTGACACTAATCCAGAGTCAGCTGACGTTGGAGACAGGCTAATTGGCGTGATAGGCAAAGTACTGGGCGTTACGGCATCAAAAAAGCAGCCGTTTCGGTGGATAGATCAGGAACAGTGTTCTAAGCTTATCGAACAGCTCAAGCGTTATGTTAATTCGGCAGAGCGGCGGGCGAAAAGGCAAGGTGAGAAATATGCCGGAACTTGATATATACGAAGAAGACCTTACTCCAGAGCAGCGGGATATTTACGACTGCATCGGCTCACAGGCATACGAAAAGCTTGTGCAGCGTTACGGTGGTTTGTCAATTTACATTGCAAAAGCTGATTCTGTTATCCGATCGGCACGTGACGAAAAGATACGCAGGGATTTTAACGGATATAACTTCAAGTTTCTTGTCAATAAATATAATCTGTCTGAGCGCACGATCCGCAGCATAACGGCTGAGATAAGGCAGGAAAAGCAAAACGCTCCTATCGAGGGTCAGATTACCTTTGATGAAATATAATTGCAGAAACTCGCTGAAACGCTTCATCTGTAACACCCCCAATATATATGGTACAGTTATTATAACGGATAACGGTACTAAATATATTGGGGGTGTTTTTATGACAAGTCAGCAGATATTTACGATAGTATTTCAGCTCGTTCTTACAGGCGGTATAGGTATTATAACCTACTTTTTAAAGCGGACTATGGACGACATCGATAAATGCAAAAGCGGTCTGGATAAGGTCAGAGAAAATTACGTCTCTAAAGACGAGTTTGACAAGTGCAAGACCGATATTACCGACGTCAAGCAGAACTATCTTACCAAAGAGGATTTTTACAGAGAACAGCTTAAGACTGAACAGAAGCTGGACAAGATCATGGATATCTTGATGGAAATGAAGGGAGAAAAATAGCATGGATATGGAAAAGCAGATGCAGCTTATCAGAGCAGGCAATTTTAAAGAAAATAACGGCTCTGTTATGCGCACTATAAATATGCTCAGATATCAGTATCATAAGCTTAAGAGCGTTGAGTATGCTCTTCCCGATATAACAAAGGGCGAAATTACCGACAGCGTGAACTATCTTTATGAAGCCGGATACATACATCTGAGGACGGTGTTGTCCAAAGAGCCGTCTACGCTGGCAGACAGCGATTTTGACGATCTCGAGGCAAAGCTTACGGCAAAGGGGATCAGCCTGCTTGCCGGAGGTATCAACGACCCCTGCATAAAGCTGTAGGGGGTGCGGATAATGGCAAGAAAGCGCAGAAAGCACTCTAAAATAGACAAGCTGTCGCCGGAACTTAAAGCAACGGTCGAAGATATGATGAAAGCCGATTTTACATATGCGGAGATCGCAGACTATATAAAGGATCAGACCGATCAGCCCATATCAATATCCTCGGTTTGCAGATACGCCGCAAATCTGAATGAATCTGTTGAGACCCTCAGAATGGCTCAGGAGAATTTCAGGGTCATAATGGAGGAGATAAACAAGTATCCGGCTCTCGATACCAGCGAGGGAATAATCAGGCTGCTGTCGCATAACGTGTTGGAATCTATACAGAACACTCCCGAAGAAAAATGGAAGAACATAGACCCGGAAGCCTTGCTCAAACAGGCTACCAGCCTTGTAAAGGCTGCGGCGTATAAAAAGAATATGGATCTGAAAAACGAGGATATCCTTAACGCGGGCTTTGAACAGGTCAAGTCAATGGTGTTCGAGGCAATGGCAAGGGAACGTCCCGATCTTTACAAGGATGTGGCTAAGTTCCTTGAGGAGAAAAGGAGCGATATATGATCTACGTTATTTATGTTCAGAGCGGCAGAGAGCATGACGTTGTTGCCACTCTCAGAGATAAAAATATTAACGCCTATGCGCCTGCTCACGACCTGTTGGAACGTAAAGGCGGCGTGTGGCGCATGGTACGCCGGATGATATTTCCCACATATGTTTTTGTTAACAGTGAAGGCATCACAGACGAGCTTTACTACACCGTGAAAAATACTGTCGGCGTATTGAGATTTTTGGGCAGACCGCCCACTCCGCTGCCGATGAGCGAGGAAGTCAGACTTCGGTGGATACTTGATGTCGAAAATCTTACCGTCAGCCGTGGTTACATAAACAGCGGAAAGGTGACTATCACAGAGGGACTGCTCAAAGGCAGAGAACACTGCATTGTTAAATACAGCAGGCGGCGTAAACGCTGTACGCTGTACTGTGAGATAAACGGCAGGCGTCATTACTTTGACGTTGCTGCAGAACTGGAAAAGATCTGATCATAAGCGTAAGGTTGATTCGTCCCCTGCGCTTAAGCTCAGATTACATAGCGCCGGACATCAACGGAATTTTGAAACAAAAATATCCGAATGGCGAAGCATTGCTATTTGATTTCATTTTAGCGGCGTTTAACGGCGTTATAGCACGTTTTGAAATAATTCTTAGGATAATTTCACACTTGAAAGAGAAAGCCCTTAAAACGGGCGTGTAGTTTGAGTTTGAGCGAACGGAGGTGTTAATGTGAATGTAAAGAGAAAACAGGCTATCGACACGCTGTCGGCAGCTGTAAGCAACATTAATGATGTAAAAATACAGACGGATATACAAAGCCTCGGCGAGCTGTCGGAGGCTTTTATTAATACCTCCGACAAGGCAGAACGGAAAAAGCTTGCCACAGATTATAAAAAGCGGCACAAGGAACTTCAGGATTTTTTGGACGACAATCCTGAACTTGTAAACTCCGAAGTGGAGAGAGCTTTGCTTGCGGCGGCTCTGGGCGGCGAATATGCAGAGGAAGAAGTTAGAGTTGACGCCAGAGGGCGCAAAACGATCAGGCGCAGGGTAAAAAAAGTCGCTCCCAATCCGTCCGCCGCTCTGAGCTATTTGCAGAATAAAGACAAAGAAAACTGGTCACCGAATCCCAAGGCTGATCCTGAGCTGGAGGACACATCGGAAATTGAGGAGGATATCTATGGCAAGGACAACTAAGCCTGAGAAACGCAAAAAGACCATACCCTACAATTTTGGCGATAAGCATAAGGCATATATCCGAAAGTCACAGGACTGCATGATAAACGTTGCCGAGGGAGCGGTAAGAGCCGGAAAGACAGTGGACAACGTCCTTGCTTTTTGTCACGAGCTTAAGACTACTAAAGACAAGATACATCTTGCATCGGCGTCAACACTCGGCAATGCGAAAATCATTCTTGGCGACTGTAACGGCTTTGGTATTGAGCATTTCTTTCGAGGTCAATGCCGCTGGGGTAAGTACAAGGGCAATGAGGCTCTTATCATAAAGGGCAAGGATACAGGATTTAAAACAAGGATCGTCATCTTTTCCGGCGCTATGCTTGCCAGCAGTTATAAGTCCATACGAGGCAACTCTTATGGTATGTGGATAGGTACTGAGATCAATCTGCATCACAAATCATTTGTGCAGGAGGCTTTTAACAGATCTATCGCCGCAGATAAGCGTAAGATATGGTGGGATCTTAACCCGGACAATCCAAAAAGCTGGATATACACCGAGTACATTGACAAGTACCAGCAGGACGCCGCCGATCGCAAATTCCTCGGCGGATACAACTACGCACATTTTACTATTGACGATAACATAAATATCTCAGATCAGCGTAAGGCTGAGGTAAAATCTCAGTACGATCCGACATCTATCTGGTACAAGCGAGATATACTGGGGTTAAGGATAGCGGCAGAGGGTCTTATCTTCCAGAGCTTTGCCAACGACCCCGAAAAGTATATAATACCCGAATCACAGCTTGACAAAAGCAAGATCACATCAATACAGATAGGTATCGACTTCGGCGGCAACAAGTCAAAGACCACATTCGTGGCTACGGCTTTTATTGAGGGCTTTAAAAAGCTTGTCGTTATTGCAGATCACAAAATAGACGGCGGCAAGGGCGAGGTCGGTCCCGATACTATTTACACTGCTTTTATAAAGTTTGTAAAGACGTTATATATGCGTTTTAATCCGCTTTTAATTAAATTTGCATGGGCGGACAACGAAAACCAAGCGGTAATAAACGGTCTGAGAGTAGCCTGTGCCAGAGCAAGACTGATGGTCAAGATCGTGGACTGCTACAAAGCTCCACGAAACGACAGAATATCTATGCTTACGTCTTTGATGGTTCAGGGCAGATTTTGGGTGCTTGACATTTGCAAAAATGTTATCGGAAGCTTGTCGGAGCAGATATGGGATCCTAAAATTCCGGACAGAGATGAGCGTCTTGACGACGGTACTTGCGATATAGATACCGCCGACGCTCTGGAGTACAGCTTTAGCAAATTTATCAAGCCGCTAACGCTGGCAGGAGGTGAAAACATTTGAACAGTGAGATAATAAACTGGCTGAATAATAACTTCGGCTATAACATTTCGACCGACTATTATAATAATATATCCGTATGGAAAGACTGGTGGAAGGGTTTTCATGAACCATTTCATAGGATAACTTTTGAAAACGGAGAAAAACGCAAGAGTCGTGATATGTATACCATGAAAATGGCCAAAAAGGTGTGCGAGGACTGGGCAAGCATATTAATAAACGACAAAACGTTTGTAAAAGTAGATGATGAATACTCGGAAAAGTTCATCGTTGGCGATACCGACAACGGCGGAGTGTTCGGCAGCAACAACTTCTGGGATCAGGCTAACGACCTTATGGAAAAAATGATGTATTCCGGCACTTGTGCCGTTGTGATACGTCTTAAAAATGCTGTGGTAAGCTCAGACGGCAGACTTCTGCCGTCACCGGACGCATGGATAGATCTAAATTACCTTGAGGCGGATAGGATAATAGTCCTATCATCGGACAACGGCATTATCACCGAAGCAGCGTTTTGCTCCGATATCTGTACAAAAGGCAGCAACAAGCTGTATCTTGAGATACACCGTCTGGAAAAAGGCGAATATGTCATAGAAAATCACATCTTTGGAATAAAAGATAAATCGCTGTTGAGCGAAGAACCTCTGCCGGACGGTGTTGCAAGAATAATGCATACAGGATCAGACAAGCCTTGGTTTACCATATGCAAACCTGCTATCGTTAATCCCATTAACGGCAATAATGGGATGGGCTGTGCGGTTTTTGCCGGAGCGATTGACAACTTGAAGGGAGTTGATCTTGCATATAATAATCTTAACTCTGATTTTTGGTTGGGACAGAAAAAAGTGTTTTTAAACAAAAATATGCTTGAAGATATGTCTGGAGATAAAAAGGTTGCTCCCGATGAGGTAAATCAACAACTGTTTTATTATATCGGCGAGACTATGGACGATGGCACGGGTAAGAGTATGGTGCAGGAGCATAATCCCGATCTGAGAGTTGCAGACAATACGGCGGGTATACAGGCACAGCTTGATTATCTCAGCTTTAAGGTGGGATTTGGTACTAAGCATTATCAGTTTAATGCAGGCTCTATAGTAACTGCTACCCAGTACACAGGCGACAAGCAGGACTTGATCCAAAACGCACACAAGCATTTTATAAAAGTTGAGAGCTTTTTGCATGGTCTTGTTAAAACGCTCCTCTGGATAGGCCACAGCTTTATCGACGCACAGGTCAAGGAGGACGCACATATATCCATAGTCTTTGACCAAAGTCCACTGGTAGACGAAAATGCCGAGCGACAACGTGACAAAGATGATGTCACAGCAGGTTTAATGCAGAAGTGGGAATACCGTGTTAAATGGTACGGCGAATCGGAAGAGGAGGCAAAGGCACGTCTTGCAGACGGTGAACCTACCGACGATGAGCTTATGGGCTTTGAGGACGGTGAGGAGTAATGCTTACCCCTCAGACGTTACAAAAACTGCCAGATGACTTGATTGATCTTGTAAGCGAGGTACAGACTGATATAATCAAGTCTATTGCCAAAAAGCTTGTTAAAGCGGACTATCTTACTCCCTCGGCGGAATGGCAGTTGTACAAAGCAAGCCAGCTGAAGATGTCTACAAAAGAGATCACTGCTATGCTTGCAGAATTTACAGGCAAATCAAAGCGGCAGATATCAAAGCTGTACACCGATGCCTGTAAGGAGGCAATCAACAACGACGCCAAGATATACAGAACTTACGGCAAGGACTGCTCCGCCGCTCTGAGGTCGGTGGCATTATCCAACACGCTTAAGGCAGGCGTTAAAAATGCAAATGGTATGACAAAAAATCTGTGTAAGTCCATGGTAGAGTCCTCGCAGGCAACTGTTACTCATCTTATGGACAAGGCATGGTTAAAGGTACAAAGCGGTGCTTTTACATATCAGGATGCTATTTACGACGCAGTTGTCGAGCTTGCTAAACAAGGTATTGCGACTGTAACTTATCCATCGGGTAAGACCGACTGGGCAGACGTTGCAGTGCGGCGTGCGGTAATGACGGGCATAAGTCAGACCGCAGGTCAGATGCAGCTTGATCTTGCCGCAGAAATGGACTGCGATCTGGTTGAGGTCACCGCACACATGGGCGCGCGTCCCTCACACGCTTTATGGCAAGGCAAGGTTTACAGCATTTCGGGCAAATCTAAAAAATACCCTAAACTCAGCACCGCCACAGGCTACGGAACGGGTGACGGCTTGAAAGGCTGGAACTGCCGACATGATTTTTATCCGTTTTTCGAGGGAATTTCCGAACGTGCTAATCTCCCTGTTGACGTGACCGAAAACAACAGACAGTATGAATTATCGCAGAAACAGCGTGCTATGGAGCGGTCTATACGAGCTACAAAAAGACGTTTAGCTGCATATGACGGTGCTATCTCTGAGACGGAAGACGAGGTGCTTAAACGGAGACTGCAAAATCAGTTTGAACGCCACTCGGCTATACTGAAAACTAAGGAAAAACGGCTGTCTGAGTTTTGCGATACGAACGATCTTTATCCCGAAAAGGACAGAGTTCGGGTTGTTGGATTTAACAAGAGTGTTTCGCAGAAAGCGGTATATGGGAATAATCGTTACTTTGTTAAGCAAATGAAAAGCTACGGCATAGAAAATCCGCCGAAAAGCCTTGACATTTTTGAAAATATGAAGTATAATAACTCTCCTGAGTACAAATTGATGAATGCATATATTACTTCTGTAAAAAAGGGAAAAATTTCTCCGCTTGTAGGTTACGATCATTATAAGAAGTTGCACAATGAGATTAACAACAGTCTTGTTGGTTTAACTACAACTAACGGTATTGAAATAACTGGGCAATCGGATCATTTCATTGAACGTGTTATTGGTGTAATCAAAGATCCTGATACGGGTAAGAAACGTCTTGGCGTTGAACTTCAAGATATTCAGGATGCTTTGACCAATGGTAAAGCAATGAAACCCAAAATTAGCAGGGATAAAAACGGTAACATTTTATATGATGAAGATGGTAAACCTAAAATATCTCAGCTATTTGTTACAGATAAATGTGCAGTATCCATAAATCCTGAAACGGGCGTGCTTATTCAATGTAATCCAAAGTGAGGTGTATTATTATGATATTCAATTTCAAAAAAGATGAATATGAAATGCTTGTCAAATATGGCGATTTTGAAGATTTGGAATACCCATACAAGCTCTTCCCCGAAACAAGTCAGATAGAAATAAATAATAAAGATGTTTCTATGTTTCAATGCATAATTAGCAACATATCAGTTGTTTATGGCATGGACGAAAATCAGAATAATATGACAGATTTCGGATATAAAGCATTGGATATTTATGATAAGGTTTATTTTCAAATTCATAATGAATAAGCTCCCAGCTACTGGGGGCTTTTAATTTTGCAAAAAGGAGCTGATAATTTATGCTTTCAACCCTTATATTGCTTTACGCCCTCGATACAGGGCAAATCCCCGTTGGCTGTTATGTAGCCGCATGGGTCTTCACAATAATAAAAGGTATTTGTTTGGTTATTAAATGCCTTGTAGATTTATCAGATGATTAAAACTGCATTTTAACGATAGTAAAACGCTCTTTCAAGGGCGTTTTATTTATCCTCGTTTTTGCGGAGCAAAAATCCGAGCCGCTTGCGAGGAGATAAATTTTATACTCAAAATTAAGGAGGAAAAATCCCTATGGAACTGAAAGATTTAACAGCTCTCGGTATTACCGAGGAGCAGGCAAACAAGGTGCTTGAACAGCACACAGCGGAGCTGACCGCAGAACAGCAGAAGTACACAGACCTTAACGCAGAACTGGAAACGGCAAAAGGCACGATCTCAGAGCTTACTGATAAGGTCAAAGCATTTGACGGCGAGGACATTGAAGGACTTAAGAAAGCGGCGTCCGACTGGGAAAGCAAGTACAATGCAGATATTGCCGCACTTAAGCTTGACAAGGCTCTGGAACTGTCCCTTGCCGGAGCAAAAGCAAGAGATGTGGACATTGTCAAGTCTCAGCTTGACTCGTCGCTCCTCAAGCTTGACGATGACGGCAAGATCACAGGTCTTACCGAACAGCTTGACAAGCTTAAGGCCGACAAAGCATTTCTCTTTGCGGATGGTGATGAGCCTACCGCAAGGATAGACACCGGTCTTGACCACGGTTCGGCAACAGAAACAACATCAGACGCACAGGCAAGAGCCGTAATGGGTCTGCCTGCGACTAAGTAATTTTACGGAGGTAAAATATTATGGCAAACGCAATTACAAAATTTAAAACCTACATCGCACTGCTTGACGAGGTTTACAAGCAGGCATCTTTGACCGCCGATCTCGACAGCGATCCTACTCTTGTTAAAGCGGGCGCAAACGCAAATGAGATCATAATCCCTAAGATCTCTATGGACGGTCTGGCGGACTACTCCAGAAACAGTGGCTATGTAAAGGGCGACGTTACTCTTACAAACGAGACTGTTACCTTTAATTACGACAGAGGTCGTAAATTCAGCGTTGACAATATGGACAATGAGGAGACTGCAGGACTTGCTTTCGGCAGACTGTCCTCAGAGTTTATCCGCGTCAAGGTTGCTCCCGAACAGGACGCATTCAGGTTCGCGACCTATGCAGGTACAACAGGCATATCTAAGGTTTCTGCAGGAGCAACACTTTCATCGGGTAATGATGTCCTTACCGCTCTGATCACTGCACAGAACAAAATGGACGAAGACGAAGTATCGCCGGAAAACCGTATTCTGTACATCACTCCTACTCTGTATAACCTTGCTATCAATGTGGACACCACAAAGTCAAAGGCTGTACTTGACGGCTTTGCTAAGATCGTAAAAGTGCCTCAGAGCAGATTTTACACTGCGATCGATCTTAAGGACGGCACGACAAAATCAGAGGGCGTCGATGAAACGGCAGGCGGTTTTGCTAAGGCGACAACCGCAAAGGATATAAACTTTATGATAATCCAGAAGTCGGCGGTTATCCAGTATCCTAAGCACACGGTAAACAAGGTCGTTACGCCGGAGGAAAATCAGACGGATGACAGCTGGCTGTTCTTCTTCCGTGCTTATGGTCTGGCTGATGTGTACGAAAACAAGGCGGCAGGTATTTATCTGCACCACAAGGCATAGGAGGTGTCTTTATGGCAAAGACAGTAGGATTGACTTTTAACGAGAAGCCAATAACAATAGAACCGCCTGCCGACTATCGCGAAAATGAAAATGTCATTGATTATAAGAGCATGACAGTCCCTGAACTAAAAGCTTATGCCGCCGAACTTGGCATTGACCTCGGGTCGGCAAGCAAGAAGGACGCAATCATTCAGGAAATCGTCGATGCAGTTGCGGTAGAGGATACGACAAGCGAAACGGAGGTGTAGGCTATGGCTTATGCTGATTACACGTTTTACACTGCTGATTTTCATGGCAATAAGATTTCCGAAACGGATTATCCTTATTTTGCGGAGCGTGCATCGGAATATCTCGACAGTCTGAGCTTTGCCGAGACCGACGAGATCAGCCTTGCCAAAGCCTGCTGTGCTTGTGCAGAGATCATGTACTCCGCACAGCCGGATAAACAGATAGCCTCCGAAAAGGTCGGAGATTATTCGATAAGTTATTCGACCACTCAGACTGCTGTCGCCGATGAGCTGATCAAGACCGCCTCCAGATACCTTAATCTCAGGTCTGTGGAGTGGATATAAATGAGATATAATACAAAATGCACCGTCTGGCACAAACAGCCCGACGGTGCATTTATTACACAGCATTATCCGTGCTGGTGGCAGGACACCGAAGCCGAAAACATTGCAAAGACGGGCAAGACCGATGTTGACCGGGCGTTGATACATCTGCCGTTGTTGGCTGTAGTCGATAAGTCCGACTATATTGCAAAGGGCGATATTGATTTTGACGTGACAGCCTCTGTGGCAGAGTTGCTTAAGGCTGTAAGCCCGCTCAAAATCAGTACTGTAGAGCGCAAGGATTACGGCAGTCCCATAATGCGGCACACTGAGGTGACGGCTAAATGAGTAATAACAGTATTAAAGTAACTCTCACGGTCGCCCCCGAAAATGAACTGTTTGCGAGGCGTGGTCTGCAAAAAGGCGGCCGAGTACAGAAGTATATCGACAGCGAAGTATTACGTTGCTGTGATAGTTATGTGCCAATGCTTACCGGTAAGCTTAAACAGTCCGGTATTACATCAACGGTAGTTGGATCAGGCATGGTGCATTACAACACACCATACGCCCGCAAAAATTATTACGATAACAAAGGTATGGGCAAGCAGGGGCTTAACCTTGGGGGCAAGCGAGGCAGACTATGGTTCGAGCGTATGAAACCCGATCATCTGTCCGGAATAATCAAAGGAGTGAAACGAATTGCCGGAGCAAAATAAAAGCCTTTTGGAGGCTATGAAAGAATATGTGTTACAGTATCCCAATCTTGGAGATATTGATCTGCACATAGACCAGACTGAGTCTGAACCTGTTAATTACAGTATACAGACATCAGGTCTTGTAAAACTCAGTGAGGACGTGTGCGGAAATCAGACATGGCAGTACAATGCTTTGCTCCAGAGCAGAGAGTACACAGCCGATGATCTGTCAAGGCTCAATGCATCAGCTTTTACGGAGGATTTTATCTTCTGGATTGAAAAACAGAACAGTAGCCGGAATTATCCAGAACTTGCAGGAAATTTTGAACCTATCAGTATATCCGCTGATAATGGCATACTGCTTGCTCTGGATGAGGACGGAGACAGAGGATTGTATCAGATACAGATACATTTTACATTTGAGGAGGAAATATAAATGGCAGCTACAGGAATAAAAAAGCTTAAAAGAAGTCATCTTATGCATTTGTTGGATTCCACTTTTGGCGGAGAAACTCCGTCATGGTTCCTGATCGGCAAAAACATTGAGGATATGTCTATGGATTTGGGACCGGATACCGCGACTGTTAAGAATATCCTTGATGAAACAGATGTAAATGACAACGGTTACGAACCTAGTTTGTCTGTTGAAACCTACTACGCAAATACAGAAGATGCGATTTACGAAAAGATCAAATCTATTGCGTTGGATCGTCTTGTTGGCGACGACTGCAAGAGCAAATATCTTGAGGTGCTTATCGATAAGACCGAAGGTCCTTACGATGCATGGATGGAAGATTGCATCGTTAAGCCGCAGTCATATGGCGGACCGCAGGGCGGTGTCAACATACCGTTTAATATCCAACCCTGCGGCAATCGTATTAAGGGTACTGTAACAATCGCAAATAAAGTGGTGACATTTACGCCGCTGGCTAAAGGATAATTTGAGGGGCGACTAAGCCCCTCTTTTCTAAGGAGTGTTTTTTATGTCAGAAACAATTAAGCTTAGTTTTGACGACGGATACAAAAATATCGAATTAAATGGGAATCCGGATAAAATAATCCGTATTAATCCAACAGATACTCAGTTTATTAACCGAATTTCAGGCTTTGATGAGAAATATGAGAATATACGCAGTAGATACGGAGATATCGATATGAACTCTATCAATGATCTGCAGAATCTTGATGAGAATAATCCGGACTTTGAAAAGCTGAAACTTGCCGCTGATAGTGTGGACAAACTTGATATGGCGGTGAAGGATCTTATAAATGAGATCTTTGGTTATGATATTTCATTAATAGTATTCGGAACTGATTCATGTCTTTCGCCTGCCGGAGGTCAACCAATATTTATGAATTTTATGCAGTGCATCTTCGCGTACATAAATGAATGTTCTGTGGAGGAAAGAAAGAAATCACAGGAGAAACTTAATTCCTATGCGGCACAGCGCAATACCATTGTTGGTGAAACAAAATGATAGGTGCATTGCCTAAAGCTTTGACAGTCAACGGTAAAATATATTCAATATATAGTGATTATCGCGTAGCTTTGCTGATTTTTTCTATGTGCAATGACGATACGCTTAATGACAAAGCCAAAACATATGGATGTATACAACTGTTGTACAAGCATCACGATCAGATACCTAACTCGGATCTTTACGAAGCGGCAGAACAAGCCAAATGGTTTCTTGACGGCGGAGATATGCCAAAATCTAAACGTCAACCTAAACCGTTGATAAACTGGGATCAGGATGAAGGGATTATTTTTCCAGCTCTCAATAAGGTAGCAGGAAAGGAAATTCGTGAAATTGATTATATGCATTGGTGGACGGTTTTAGGCCTTTTTAATGAGATTGGTGAGGGTTTATACAGTAATGTTATAAATATACGCTATAAGCTTGCACACAATAAAAAACTTAGTAAAGGAGAACAGGACTTTTACCGGAACAACAAAGAACTTATTGATATTAAGGTGAAGCTTACAGCAGAGGAACAGGATGAACTTGATTTTATAAATAATCTGTTATAAAAAAAGTCAGCCCGTTTGGACTGACTTTTTTATTACGCCCACCACTGATTACCGCAGTTAAGGCAAGTTATACGAACTTTTTTTGCTCCTTTGTTTCCGGCAACAAGACCTATTGGACCGGCAACAGCAGTTCCTATGACTGCTTTTCCGACTCCAAAGCCTTTTTTGTTTGCCGTAAGCGAAGTACTTCCACATTTAGGACAGCAAGCAATACCGTTTTTCTTGTTTTCCTTTATACGCTGACGTTTTGATAACGTTTTTTCTTCATGTTGTGTTTCGCCTGTTTGTGATGAAGTTGATGTGGTTACTTCCATCGGTATAAAAGTATTATTGCTAAGTGCGGAGAAGTAACCACATAACTCAGCAATTTTTTTATTATTGTTAAAGAAAAACATTACGTTATATGATTTTCCGTTTGCTGTTATAAACAAGCGACCGTTCTCGGAAGGAGTTCCGGCTGTATATCTAATATCTGATATGTCGGATACTTTTATAGTTTCGCTTTTGAGCCCACTTTTGTATGAGATCTCCGTTTCCGAAACTATTATAGTTGACACAAAAGCCGATTTTATTGTGGCATTCATAGGTATAGTTGAAATCGAGTTGACTTCTTCAATTTCGGTTTTATTGTGATGCAGAATTTCAGTTCCACATTTCATGCAGAAATCTGATTCATCGGATATTTCTGCGCCGCATTTAAAGCAAAACATAACATTTCCTCCCATTATGTATTTTTTCGTTATACAGCGTATGGAGGATTTTGTCAAGAAAGGAGGCTGATATAATTGGCAATTGACGGCAGACTTAATTTCGATACAAAAATAGATACAAAAGGATTTTCCAAAGGTATAAACAGTTTAGGTAACCAGCTTAATAATCTCCGAAATATAGTTTTAAAAATGGGTGCAGCACTTGGTACTGTGTTCAGTGGAAAAGAAGCACTTGAAGCTGCTGCAGATATAAATGCTGCAAATTCTCAAATGCAACAGACTTTTGGAACTTTAAAATCTGCTGCAGATAATGCTATGAAAAGTGTTGCTGATAATAGTAGCATTCTTCAGACAAGACTTCAAAATGTAGGCACATCTATTTATGCTTTTGCTAAAACTACGGGTATGGATTCAGTTAGTGCTCTAAAAATGATGGAAGAAGCGTTGCAGGTAACAGCAGACAGTGCGGCATATTACGATCGAAGCCTTGAAGATACTGCAGAAAGCCTAAAATCGTTCTTGAAAGGCAACTTTGAAAACGATGCTGCTTTGGGTTTGAGTTGTACAGAAACTACGCGAAACACAGCGGCTAATAAACTCTATGGAAAATCATTTATGGAATTATCCGAAGCTCAGAAGCAACTTACACTATTGCAAATGGTCAAGGATGCAAATGCTCTTTCTGGAGCGGAAGGACAAGCCGCGCGAGAAGCAGACGGCTGGGAAAATGTCATCGGTAATCTGAAAGAGTCTTGGAAACAGTTGCTTGCTGTAATAGGACAGCCTGTTCTTTCTGGTGCTGTAACAGTTGTAAAAAACATAACAGCGGAATTGCAAAGTTTGACAGCTGTTGCTAATTCAGCAGTTAAAGCACTTTCTGAGGTGTTTGGAATTAAACTGATGAATACAACAGATGGAGTTGCTGAAAGTTCTTCGCAGGCGGCGGAAAATTATTCCGATATGGCAACATCGGCTGAAGCTACTGTCGAGGCTCAAGAAAATGCACTTGCAAGCTTTGATCAGATAAATAAGCTGGCGGACAACAGTTCCTCATCTGATACAAATGCATCGCCAGTGGTCGGTACTCTAAGCGGCAATACGATCTCCACTACTGTAGATGTTGATACATCTGATGCCGATAAAAAGCTTAAAGATTTTTTTTATTGGGTAAAATCATCTTTTAATACTATTTTTACGCCATTTAAACAAGCTTGGGATAAAAATGGAGTCAAGGTAACAGATAGTATGAGATTTGCTTTCGAGGGTGTATGGAGTATTATCAAAAGCATAGGCGGATCATTCACCGATGTTTGGAGTAACGGAACGGGCGAGCAAGTTTCTGAACATTTACTCGGTATATGGACAAACATTAATAATACAATCGGATATGTGTCACGCAATTTTTCCTCCGCTTGGTCTGATAGCAGTGGTACAAAAATTATTCAGGACATTCTTGATATTTTTAATGATATACTCGACACAATTGAAAACATAACGGCAGACACTGTTGAATGGGCGCAGAACATTGACTTCTCACCGCTCATTACATCATTTGAAAATGTAACATCCGCATTAAAGCCTTTAACTGCCGACATATTTGACGGTATCGAATGGTTCTGGGATAATATTTTGCTCCCTATGGCATCATGGACTATAAGTACTTTGATACCAACATTTCTTAATTTGCTGGCGGCAGCTATAAAAGTTCTTGATTCAGCAATTTCAGCGTTAAAACCTATGGGTAAATGGCTGTGGGATAAATTTTTGAAGCCTATTGCAACATGGACCGGAGGTATTATAGTAGGCGCGTTGAAAGGTATTACATCAGCCTTAAATGGGGTTAGTGACTGGATAAAGAATCATCAGACTGCTGTCGAAAATTTTGCTGTTGTAGTTGGGACTTTGGGATCGGCATTTGCAATATCCGGAATAATTCAAGGCGTAGTAAGTGCATTTGCCGCATTGGCGGCAGGAACAAGTGTATTGACACCGTTAATTACTGCACTTGGTGTAGCAGTTAATTTTTTGACGAGTCCAATCACACTTGTATGTCTAGGAATCGGTGCGCTTATCGCTATCGGCGTATTGCTGTACAAAAATTGGGAAACAGTAAAACAGTTTTTTATTGATTTGTGGGACAGCTTTAAAATGACCATACAGCAATTTGTAGACTGGGTAACAGAGGTCTGGACATCAATTAAAGACTTTTTCGCCGGAATATGGCAAGGCATAAAAGATGTATTTGCCGTCGTGGCAGAATGGTTTACGGGAATTTTCCAAGCAGCTTGGGACGGTATTTTGTCTGTCTGGAATGCCGTTATAGGTTGGTTCTCAAATCTGTGGACAGGAATCAAAGACATTTTTTCTGCAGTAGGAAGTTGGTTTGGAGATATATTTACAACTGCGTGGACAAATATAAAATCGGCGTTTTCGGCTACAGCACAATTTTTCAGGGATTTGTGGACTGCAATAAAATCACCGTTTATTAAGGTAGCTGATTGGTTTAAAGATATATTTTCAAAGGCTTGGCAAGCAGTTAAGGACGTATTTTCGACTGGTGGCAAAATTTTTGACGGTATCAAAGAGGGTATAACAGGAGTATTCACAACGGTTGTAAACGGCATAATTGGCGGAATAAATAAAGTTATTTCTACTCCACTGGATTTTCTTAATGGCATACTTAATGATATTCGTGATATTGAAATAGCAGGCTTTACACCATTTGATGAGTTTTGGGACTATGACCCTATACCAGTTCCTCAGATTCCAATGCTCGCCACCGGCGCGGTAATTCCGCCGAACTCCGAGTTTCTTGCGGTTCTCGGCGACCAGAAACGCGGCACAAACATCGAAGCTCCGCTGGATACGATCAAGCAGGCTTTGTTTGAGGCGCTTGCTGTTTACGGCGGAGCTGTAGGCAATCAGAAAATAAGCGTAACGATACCAATCGAAGTAAAGGGCAGAGTGCTGTCACAGATCGTTATTGACGATATAAATGATTTTATCAAGCGCAACGGCAAATCGCCGATAAAAGTATAGGAGGGATACTATGAAATCAAATGGATTGAAATTTGAAGAAGAAACGGTAGCCACTCCTGCTGAAATTACTTTTTGTAACAATAAAATCTGGTCGGGCAATGCAGGGCGCACCGCTAATTGTCTTATGGTCGGAGACATCAGGGCTATAAAGAAAACGGTCACTATTAAATGGTATCATCTCACAGGCGAGCAGACTGCACAGATAAATAAGTATATCTCAAATGTTGATAGCCCATTTTTTAACGCCACACTTTTGGACGAGACTTTTAATGAAATCAAAATAAGGGTCTATGCAGGAGATCCAAGCTATGAAATATTCGGCTGGGACGAAAAGCGGCAGTTTTGCAAAGGCGTTGCTGTTGACCTTATCATGCAGTAGGAGGCGGATATATGTATACAACAAGTACAACCGTCTCCTCACGCATCGAAAGCTACTGCCGCACATGGCGTATGTGGCTTGAAAACGACGAGAGCGTAATAATGGGGGACAACATAATGTCCGCTACCAGTGACGTGCAGTCAACGAGCCTCAGTGACGACATAGAGCTTGGTGCAGTGTGCTCACAGTCTTGGGCATTACAGATAAACGATGCTGAAACACGTTTCCTCGGCAAAGAGTATGACCTGTCCCTGTACCTTGCAGACCTCACAGGCGTGACCACCTACTCCACCCTAGAAGCCTACACCTACGCAGAGCTTTCAAAGCTGACAGTGGAGCAGATAAGCAAGCTTGGAGAGGTGCTTGACGGAGAGAGAATACCCCTTGGGCGGTTTACTTGTGTCAAGTCGAAAAAGTCGGGTGGAAATACTGAGGTCACTTTTGCGGATAGGCTGTATTTTTCGGACAAGACCTATGTGCCAAAGGTCAAGCTACCTGCGTGGTCAAAGGCTGTTGAAGACGATATCTGCAAGCAGCTTGGACTGCAAAACGGCAATGACTACACCATCCCTGCAAAGCTCCGTGTAAAGGGCGGTGCAAGGCTTTACGGCAAGGGTCACATAAGGCTGAAAACTGCAAACTTCGACTTCAAAATAAGCTCTATACCCAAAGACACCACAATGCGGCAGATGCTCAGCTACATCGCCTCGGCACAAGGCGAGTTCGGTTTTGTTGACCGATACGGCAGATACGTCCGCAAATGGTACGGCTCGAGCGTGAAGATACTGGACAACAACACTATCGACCTGCCAACGCTGGGGGAACGTCCGAATGTTTTGGCAGGCATTGTCTGCAAGGCCAGCGACAGCGAAACTCTGCGGCTGGGCAACACCACAGGCTCGGCAGGGCGTGTGCTGGAGTTTGAAAATCCATATATGACAATGTCGCTGCTGCGGTCATTGTGGCATAGGATAGGCGGCTTTTCGTGGTATACAACGGAGCTTTTTCACCGCCTTGGCGACCCACGATTTGACGTTGGTGACGTGATAACATACGTCAGCGAAAGCGGCGAAAGCTACGATATACCAATAACTAACATAGGATTCAATTTTGACGGCGGACTTTCAGCAGACATTTCTGCGGTAGGTCTGAGCGTTGAAGAACAGCTTTAGGAGGGATACAATGGCAGACGATAACGAAATAATGACGGCTGATACGCAGGCGGAGAAAACTGCCGATACAGCAGACACAGGTCAGACAACGCCCACCACCGAGGAGCTTATCCAGCAGCTCACGGCGAGGGTGGCAGCACTTGAAGAAATAGTCGGCGAGGACGAATACGAGCTGAGATACTCAGGAGAGCAGACGGACGAGCTTTTAGACGGCGGTACAGCGGTGTTTCGTGCAAAGACAGCGGCGCAGATAGTAAGTCTTGTGAACAGGCTCTACCCACTGTATATGCGGTGGGGGTCTTTCACGGTGAATATGAAGGTCAACGCCGACAACGGTTCTCAGTGGTCATACAATACACGCACAGGCATGATACCCTCGGGGGTCACTAACCCTGCGGTGTTTATGGTGTGCGACTGGGGCAAAAAGCACTTCAAGTCGCAGAGTTTTCAATACAAAGTCGCAAGCAACGGCAGGGACATCGACTGGGAGGCATACCTTGAACACAACTCAGACCAGGGCGGCACATACGCTTTCAAGGTGTACTATCTCATAGTTGGCAAAAATGCGGAAGGGGGAAGTATAGTTGGCTAGTTTCACGGAAAATCTCGGACTTAAAAAGCCCGACAGGACGGACAGGTTCAGCATCGAGGACTTCAACGGCAATATGGATATTATCGACACTATACCCGATATGGCGAGCGGACAGAGCCTTGTGGGTGTGTCAGTGGGAGAAGCGTACGGAAATATAGGTATAATAGGCATAGCGGAGGCGGTCGAAGATGAAAATATATGAGGGAACAGACGGACTAAGAGGATTAGTCAAGAAGCTTATCGAGGTCTATGACTTTAAGAAAGTTGTGTTCGAGGGCGATAATGCGAGTATTGATACCAAAGATGCCACCTTTCAGCTTTGGGTAACAGATGAACTGTTTTTAAGGGGTCAATTTACTGATACTGCGGCACACGGTTGGTGTGACCTAAGAACTGAAGCATTGACTTGCCCGTGTGTTAGCATAACAAATTATAAAAGCGATAAAAGAAGATGGATTATTTATAAGCAAAGTGATTTAGTTGCTATAGGTATAGACAATAACACAGCTAGTAGACCTAATATAAATATAATAATTGGCGAAATAACTAACTATGAAACAGGAGAAACTGAAATAGGCATGACAACAAGTTGTGCTGATAATAATACTCTTTTATATACAGTATTTACTAATGGAACTTCTATAAAATCTACACCTTATAGGTATTTTTGCCAACAAAAATCAGTAACATCATTTGCTCCTGTAGTTTCTACTGAGTTAAACAAAGGTTTCACCAATGTGTATCATATACTTTCTCATATACAGGGTATATCAGATAGCTATAATAACAGTGACTATGCTGTACCTACGCAAACTATACTGCTCAATAATAAGAAATATCTGTTAAGCAGATTTGCTTTTGAGATAAAGGAGTAAGACATGACAAACATAAAAACAGCGGTTTTAGCCGCTATCGGAACTATCGGGGGCGGCATTGCCGCTCTTTTTGGAGGGTGGACAAGCGCCATGACTACGCTTATCATTTTTATGGTGATAGACTATGCAACAGGCATAATAGTGGCAGGCGTATTCCACCGCTCAGGCAAGTCTAAAAGCGGAGCACTTGAAAGCAGGGCGGGCTTCAAAGGTCTGTGCCGCAAGGGTATGATACTTCTTATCCTGCTTGTGGCGTGCAGGCTTGACCTTATGCTTGGCACAGGGTACATAAAGGATTGCGTGTGCATTGCATTTGTGGTGAACGAAACGCTGTCTATAATCGAAAACGCAGGGCTTATGGGCGTACCGATACCGCAGGTACTCATAAAGGCAATAGATGTTTTAAAGGCTAAGGAGGAGAAATAATATGGGAAATTCAAAGTTGGCTTCTTGGAAGTGGTCGGGCAAGACAGATCATTACAATGTACGAGATCACAAAATCGACAAGATAACTATTCATCACATGGCAGGTAATGCAACGCTGGCAAACTGCTGTACGTCTGTACAGGCTCGTGGCGGCAGCTGTAATTACTGTATCGACAGCAACGGCAAGGTAGGCGTAATGGTGGACGAAAAGTACAGGTCTTGGTGCAGTTCCAACCGTGCTAATGATATGCGTGCTGTGACTATCGAGGTAGCAAATGACAGTGGTGAACCGAATTGGCACGTCAGCAAAAAGGCTATGGTTGCGTTGATAAAGCTGTGTGTGGATATTTGCAAGCGTCATGGTATCAAAAAGCTCAACTACACGGGCAACACCAGTGGCAATCTTACAATGCACAAATGGTTTGAGGCGACGGGTTGTCCGGGACCATATCTCAGTGGTAAGTTCGGTTACATAGCAAAACAGGTCAACGCAAAGCTTAGCGGTACGAGTTCGATCAACAAGCACACAGCGAAGTTCAAGTCCTACAAGGTGAAGATAACTTACAAGGGCGGAATGAACGTTAGAAAGGGCGCAGGCGTGTCCTGTACACTCGTCAAGGGTGTTATGGCAAAGTACGGCTTTATCTACACTATTGTAGCCGAAAAGGTAGTTGACGGTCAAACTTGGGGCAAGCTCAAGAGCGGTGCTGGGTGGATCTGTTTGACGGGGTTTGCTAAGAAAGTTTAGTTTTATATTGTATGAGTAAGGAAACAGCCGTCTCGGACTTTTATGGGTCTGAGGCGGCTGTTTTTTTTGTTATAAGCCAATATTTTGTTTGATTATTCTGCAACCAATATCCAAATTTTCAGGGAACAATGTAGATTCGTCTATACCAAGAGATTCGAGATGACTTAAAATATCAAGTTTATCTTCCTTTGGAATTCTTATCAGCTTTTTGATTAATGTGTCTTTCTTAGATAAGCTTTTGATGTTATTAATAAAACAAAAATCTTCATTCACTACTGCAAAGGATTCTACATAATTGGAATAGATAATTTCATTAGGAAAAATCAAATAGCTTCCATTTTGAGCTTTTTGTCGAGTAGTGTACTCCGGTAATTGTGCCCATATTGGTTTGTGATGCAAAACGCAGTAAGACTCTAATCCAGATGAATGCATATTTGGAGTCACTCTATAATCTAATCTGTTAATTTTCATAAATTCTTTTACAGAGATTTTATCGTCAAATTTATAAAAGCTTGACAAAGCAATGGTATCTTGATCATCACCATATGACAAATTATCGTAAGAAAAGACTATAACCTCACCGTCATCTATTGAATTTCCATTATCTTTGCAGGCAAAGTAAAGCGCAACCAGCGGATTAGATGTAACGTCCAACAATCTTGTAGGAATGCCATAATGTTGAAGCCTTGAAAGTAGCTCCAAATCATTCTTTGCGGTCCCAAATATTTCGGGATATTTGTTTTTGGCTTGTCTTATTAACTTAGATTCAAATTTTAAATACGTCTGTTTGCTATTCGGGAGATTATGACATATTGATGGAATTATACTATATTTATAATTGTTTTGCCCTCTGTATAAAAGTGTATTTTGACCTTTTACCTTATTTAATTTATGTATTATGTCTATGTACTCAGAAATGTTATTAACTATAATACGTTTTTTACTCATTTTATCATTCCTCTATGATGTTTTCAATAATTATAATTTTCAAATAATTAATATAACTAAGAGTTTAGTGGTATCACTTTAACTGATATTTAGCTAATAAATTGTTATCAAAATATTCTCCCTCTTTGAGTAAGTTTAGTAAAAAAGTATATTTTATGCGATATAAATTGTTATCTCCAGATATGTGGTTACTCATTATTTCTATAAGTTTTTCAGAATTTACATAAGATATCAAATAAAGTACACACCTCCACATCTCTTTGTTTGATTTATATGAATGTTTTGAACCCTTTATTATGTCTTCAATCAATAAAATTGCTTGCTGTTCATCAATTTTCATTCCCGCTTCCAAGAGGCTAAATATTTTTTCACAGCTATCAGAATCAGATATATGATATGACTTTGCTTTTTTATCGGCATTGTATGTGTTTACTAAATCTATGAAATTTGAAATAATTTTTTGGTATCTTTGAGGTGAATTACCAACTCTCTTGAATTCAGAAGGCGAATAAGTCTCGTTTTTTGCAGAGCCATAGAGATCTTTTGCCATATTTAACATCTGATCTGTTAGATTATTGTCGATATAACCACTCGTAGTCATGGCTACAAACAAGTCGATAACATTTCTTTGTTTTCTGAAATATGTTTTATCGCTATTGTCTAAATGGTCTTTTATTTCGTTTATTTTGTATTCTATTTCTTGTCCAGATAGTTTAAATAATTCAGAACAGTCTCTTATATCCCTCATTATTCGCCATCCGGAATCATCTATGTTTATCATTGGTTGTTGCTTTACAAATTTTATCTTTGGCTTTGCCTGATGAACCCATTCATTAAGCTTATCGGGGCCAATTAAGTGAACTAAGTTGCATATTTGGTCGCTGTACTGATTGCTGTTATTATAGTAGATTGTAATGATTGTTTTTTCGTTTTCTATAAAGTCTAATAAAATGTCACGATCAGTACTTGCTAAAGAATGACCAAAGATATAAACGTTATGTTTCGTAAATCTTTTAGTTTGATTGATCTCATCTATCCACTTTTTATAATCACAATTTGTCCCTTTTATAAGTCGCTGATAATACTTTTTAAATTCAATAAAATTTGTGTTGGTGAATTTTTCTTCTCCTTTTAGGTAGTCATCTATGCCCAACACCATATTGTTACTTTTAGTATCATTATTTATATCTGCTTTTCCGTGTATATGAGCACACTCCACGTTGGGGTCATACAATTTTTGATATGTATTTGTATAATTAAAAGTTAGTATTTTATCTATGTTCAGGTTATATATGTCTAATGATAGTTGGCTTATATCTATGTTTTTTACCAAATCCTCAAGGTAGATTTCAAAACACCTTATAAGGTTGTTTAAGTCAGTTAGCATTTTTTCCTTTATTGTTTCTATTTCAGCAAGAGTAATATTCTTATCAGATGCTCTACCAGCGAAAATAATCTTATTAATTAATCTTTGGTAACTCGGCATGCGGGAAATCATTTCTATTTTCAAAGGAATTAACGGGATCAGATTTTCAACTCCTTGAACAACTTTTGATATTTCAGATTCAAAATCAACCCAATTAGGATGAATGTTAAGTTGCTCTTGAAACCATTCAAACCATATATTTTTACTTGAAAGTTCAATCATTCTTTCAACATGCTTTACTCTGTCACTCTTATCGTCTGCTGATTTTCTATCATTCCATATATCGGTAACATTGACATCCTTTTTTGAATGGTCTTCAATTACTCCACTGATATATTTCTGAATATCGACATTAAGTTCAGAGAATTTATATTTATCATTATCTATTTTAAATTTTTCGAAAGTACCATTAAAATTTTCAATTCGATTTATAAATTTCATGAAGTTTAAAAAATCAGTATATTTTGTTGGCAACTGGTGAGCAAGATCAAATCCGTTTCCAATTATAAGAATATTCACTTTATGTCAACTCCTTTGCTATTTGCATTAATTATAGCATATTGAATTATCTTTACTCAACACAATTTGTTATAAAATTTGGAATTTCGGCATTTTGTATCTTTCTAACAAGAAATAATTGTTAATATTGCATAATTGCTTAATGTGATTATTGTATTTCGATGTGAAAAGGCTAGAGCAAAAAAACGAGAAGCAGTTTGTACTACTTCTCGTTTTTTATATATAACTTTTTAAAGTCCGCACCACCAGACTTCAAAAAGTTATACCCCCTCTAAAACCGCCTAAATACGCCATTTCAGCACAGGTAATACATTTCAATGCTTGACGTTTTGCGGTCAAAGACAACTTTGTCAACAATAGTGCGTAAAGCGTTGTTCTTTTCCTTAGGTGTGGCAGTAGGCGAGGTAATGACCTTGAGGACTTCCTGCGCCCTGACTTTCAGATCAGGCAGACGGTCGGCGGTGGGCTGTGGCTTGGACGGTTGGGCTTGGCGGAGCTTGCTTTCCAGCTCTGCAATGCTGGCGAGGACTTCCGACTTGTTGCGTTTGTATTCCTCCAGCGTGTCAATGCCGTCTGCATATGCCGCCTTAACTCGTTCGAGCTTCATTCGCTCTCGCTCAAGCTGTGTCTCAAACTTGGACGTGTCTTTCTTCGGCTTGACGGGGGATTGGTCAACAAGCTTGTAATCGGTCGCTGTGCCGTCCACAAGCCCCTGTATGTCCTCTATGACCGCCTTGTCTATCTTACCGATAGTAATAGCATGGGACTCCTTACACCGCCCGTGAGCGTACTGATAGCATTGCAGAGTGCCGCTCTTGACCGACCCCATTGTAAGGTTTGAGCCGCAGGAACTGCATTTCAGCAAGCCTCTGAGCATATACTCGTGCTTGGTGGAGCCGCTGCGTTCGTATGGTCTGTGAGCCTTTGCAGCTTTCTGCTGAGCCTTTTCAAAAAGCTCTTTGTCGATAATGGCAGGGTGGTGAGCTTGAGTAATAACAACTTTATCGGCTACGGCAGAGCGGTAGTGACCCTTTGAGCCACCTCCGCCGGGCGTCCAACGCTGCATACCGATATAGACGGGATTTTTGATTATGTAAGCGATAGTGCGGGTCTCAAAATCATTGCCATGCAGGGTGCGTATGCCCTCAGCGTTCAGCTCACGGGCGATATTGAGGTAGCCCATATCTTGGTTGACGTACATATCGAAAATGCGGCGGACGATCTCAGCCCCTTGCTCATTGACCACAAATTCGCCGTTCTTCATATCATAGCCCAGCGGAGGACCTGAAACTTTTAGACCTCGCCCGAACTTTTCCGTCATACCACGCTTGACTTCTTCGGCAAGGTTAATGCTGTAATACTCGTCCATTGCCTCGATCATTGCCTCGATAAGCACGGACATTTTGTCGTCACCGACATTCTCGGAGATAGAAATGACGTCGATACCAAGTTTTCGGAGCATTGATTTATAGACGATACTGTCCTCACGATTGCGGGCGAAACGGCTGAATTTCCACAGTAAGATAGCGTCAAATGGTTTTGGCTTGAGTTTGGCTGTGCCTATCATCTGATTAAAGCCCTGCCGCTTGGCGGTGGAACGTCCCGAAATGCCGTCATCGTGGAAGATGAACTCTTTCGGCACGATATAGCCGTTTTTCTTAGCGTATTCACGAATGAGCTTGACCTGGCTGTCAGGGGACAGCTCTGTTTGCTCTTCGGTGGAAACACGAACGTAAGCCGCTGCGATCTTCATTGATTTTTTCCTCCTATTTTCTTGACATATTTAATAATATGCAGTATAATAAAAGGGCAGAATTCGCCCTTTCGTGGTTGAAGTGGGTGTGAATTTGGATCGAGCTGATATTGGTAGTATCCGCTCTGCTCGCCTCTGAGTGTTGGTAGCACTTGGGGGCGAGATTTTTTTCTCCCATGTCAGTATTTACAATACTAGCAGGGAATTTCATTTTAACACTCTGCCCTGAGCGTCAGTGAAGTTTCCCTGAAACAAATTTATCATATCAACTATTGCTCCAATAAAGAAACCTCCGAAAGTAAAGAAGTACAGCAAACCTGTGCCAGCTTTGCCTACATAAAATCTGTTCAAACCGCCCAAGCCTAAAAAGGTCAGCAGGCAAAGTATTTCAGCTGTGCTTTTGCTCTTAGGGCTTACCTGTTCAACAGGAGCTTGCGGCGCGACCTGCTGAACGTTTGTAACGTATGTGATGTGCTGAACGATATTGCTGTTATGCTCAACGTGGTTATCAATTTTCTGCGGCTGCGGTAGTTCGTGACCACAATATTCACATACTGCTACGCCTGGTGCGTTTTCGCCTTTACAATTTGGACAAGTCATATTTTTTCCTCCCTATAAATCGACATTTGTAAACAATTTATGAAATCATTTACATTGTCTTAAATTGGTGATATAATGTATTTGTAATCATGCGGGAGAAAATTCTGTGTGCTATCCCTGTCAGTATTTGCGGTGCTGACGGGGATTTTTTTATTATAAAGATTTTATAACTGTTTTTACAATGCCGAGTATTCTTATGCGGTCTCTTTCTGCACCGACAAACTCTCTTGGCTGATACTCGGGGTTGAATGATACAAGGGTTATCTTGTCATCAGAATACTTAATTTTCTTCACAACGCCGTTTTCACCGTCGATAAGGGCAACAACTACCTGTCCGTCCTCAGCCCAATCCTGCCTTAATACTTGTATCTTATCGCCGTTCTCTATCTTCGGATACATACTGTCCCCCGAAACGACAATGCACATTGTATTCTTAGCTTCTTCCTCGCTGACGATATAAAGCGGCATATAGCCTACAACATAATCGTCAGCATAAGCACCAAACCCAGCCGACACGCTCTCATATATAGGTATTATATGTACGTTGTCTTGCGGGAGTATGGTTGCGTTGGAGTCAATAGGTTCGTTGCCTTTTTTATCTTCTTCGTCCCAGCCCATTAAATAAGAGGGCGTAACACCAAGAACTTTTGAAAACTCTACAATGCTACTGCGAGGTATATCTCGACCCTGTGTTTCAATTTTATTTATTGATGAACGTGATTTATAACCTAAGAGATGTGCTAATTCAGTTTGAGAGTAACCTTTTGCCTCTCTTGCTTTCTTTATTCTTTCACCCATTGTCATTATAGAACACCGTCCTTTATATTGAGTATAGCATTTGTAGCCTATAATGTCAACAAAATTTTACGCTTGTAAAATTATTTTGTCAATGTAGACAAAAACGGGTACAAAAACTTAGCAATATTTTTCCGTAAAATAATGTTGACAAATATGCCAACATAGAGTATAATATGTTTGTAGACGAATATGACTACAATAACAAGAAACGGAGGTGAGGGTAGATGAATACATCTATGTTGCTTGATAAGATTGAGAGTAGCGGAATATCCAAAAGCGAAATCGCAGAAACGTTGGGAATAACTCGTCAAGGGTTGTACAACAAGCTTTGCGGTAAGAAAGAGTTCAAGGCGTCAGAAGTACGAAAGCTTTCGGAACTTCTTGATCTCACAAGTGCTGAGCGAGAGCAAATTTTTTTTGCTGATTGTGTAGGCATAAACGCCAACAAGTGATTAAAGAGGGGGTGAGAATATGGAACTCAGAAAAGTGTTATCACAATATTTTTCAGAGCAAGAAGTTGTGAAATTACTGGCGTTACTTGATAAAGATGTTTGTATCATTGTCGAGGGCAAGCAAGGACCAACGGGGAAATCAACACTTTGCCGCAAACTAAAAGAGCTTGGTTATAAAGCTGTTGAACGTTGGGAAATAGAAAAAGAGGGAAACAACAATACTGTGAGCATAGTCGTTTCCCTCAATGAAATGATAACCAAAAGAATTACTTCATCTGAGCTTTTCGCTTGACTATAATAGGTGAGCGTTCAGAGATGTTGAAACACCAGTTTAAGGCATTTTCGTTGTTAGTTCTATAATTAGCTTTGAGCATAGCTCCTTTAAGTTCGCCATTAGTAAAATATTCGTTTGGATATTCTTCTTCAATCCAATGTTTAATACTGTAAGATGTATAACGAGTATTTGTGCTTTCGATTGGCCTGAGATTATTTGATATCCAAGATAATAAAAAGCTCTGACGATCTTTGGGAAGTTCATAAAATGTTTCTGGCAGATCAACTTTATTCATTGCAGAAACCTCCTTTCTTTGTAAGATATAGCCATTATATCACAACTGAGGAGAAAATGCAATAAATGATTGAAGAGGGGGTGAGAACTTGGCGGCTAATATAGTGTATGCTATAGCGTTCGGATTATTGGCAGGTGGTATTCTGTCAGACTGTGATTTTGATTGTATTATGGACTACATAATGTTCATTATGGCATTGGGATTATGCCTGTTAAACATAGTATTGTGCCTACTGTGATAAAGAGTACAAACAGCAAAGAAAAAATCAATATGGTCTGTAATATTGCAAGTGAGACAGCTTTTGTGATGAAAACTATTTTACCATGTCGGTCATACCAATTGTGTTGATAGCGATATGTCATTGAAATTTTTGGAATGCCAACATATTTACAAAGATTGTTGTAAGTATTCAAAAAGCTGTTGCAGAACTTTTCATAAAACATTTGCTTGTCTTTTTCTTCGCAGTTGAGAAAAATTTCAAAGCCATTGTAAACGTCATTTCCAACATAAGCACGATTATTTTCAATTACATTGCAAACTTGCTTTATAACAAAATCAAAATTTTCATTATTTTTATATGTATATAAATGATTTTTAAGCAGTTTAAGCAATGGATCATATATACTGAGAAGTCGTTCTTTTGATATGTCTTTTTTCTTAACTACACATCTGTAATACCAAATAGATATAATGATTGCGAGAACAGGACAAATAACGGTAATGAAACTATATAGTTTTTCCAATTTAAAACTTCCTTTCGTATGTTTTTCTACATTATACCACAAGAAGTTAGATTTTTCAAGGAGGTACAAAAATGAAACACTACAAAATTAAGCTGACAGACATGTTCAGCGGCGTAAGGCTGGTAACAGTCACGGCAAAGACGGCAGGCGAGGCTATGGACCTTGTTGACCGCTCAGAGGGCGAGAATATCGCCATTATCGAGGAGCTTGTCTAGCATAGTACAACCCCGATATCCAATAGAATTGAGTAGGAGGTGATAAAAATGCCGAAATATCCGCCTTTAAAGGTCATAAGGCACGTTTCGTTCGACGGTGGCAAGAGTTACAAGCTTTGGGACGATTGCACGGAGCAGGAGCGGCAGGCGGCTGCGGACAGTATCGGTCGCAAGCTTGCAGGAGCTTTGCAGGATATGGTCGGGCGTGACCCGTCGCTCTGGGATAAGCTTTGTGAAACGGCGAGGACTGAACACCCTGAGTGGATAGCTTAAAACACAGGACGTTTAAATGAAAGGACGTGAGACAATGAACAACCTGATAGCAACGTTGGAGATTATCAGATATGCATCTGCCATAGCATTATGTATGACACTGGTTGCACTGGCAATCTATGGGCTGTACCGAAACATAAAAGAAACCGCCGAAGACACAGTTCGTGAGGAACTGGAGCAGGCGGTGAGAGAAGCAGGCAGACCCGTGGTCAAGGTCGAAGTTGAAATGAAAGGAAAGTGGTAAAATGGCGTTGATACTGCTGATAACAATAGCCGTGCTTGCAGGGATAGATGTAGTGATGTATCTTGTGCTGAGCGTGGTGGATAGGCACTGGGAGAAACGTTTTGAAAACGAGGAGGATAAAGATGATAACGAAAGAGGAGTTTGAAAAGGCGGTAAACTACTGTACAGAATTTACTGTTAGTTGCAAAGATTGTCCGCTTAGTGAAAAAGATTTGAAGTGTGGTGCGTATTTGGCAGAGTACCTAAAAGAAAACGAGCCTGCACCTGCGGCAACAGGCACAAGCTCGGAGGTGGTATCAAAAGATACCGATAACATACACCTTGATGATAGCACAAAAGCAGCGATTTGTCAAGCATACAAAACCGCTGATGAAGCTTGCTCAAATATACTTACTGTTTATGAGGAAATGTCAGAAAGTGAGCAGAGAGCCTTTGATATTGGAGAGGCATACGGAAAAATATTCGACACAAGATGTAAGCTTGAAGAACTGAGAGGCGGTGACGGCAAATGAAAGGCTTGCCAACACGCTGTATAGATCCTGTCATGAAGTGCTGTCAGGATTGCGCTTGGGGATATCGTGAATATGGCGATGATGTGGAATGCTCTGCCGACCTAGCAGGCTGTTGCTTTGAAAGTGGCTGTACTGAATGTGGCAGTAACTTTTTTTAGGAGGTATAACACATGGCAAGATACATCGATGCAGAAAAGTTAAAGTGTTCTATTGATTCGGAAACAGACAGCATATTTGATTGGGATATGACCATAGAAGAACTTTATTATAACCTGTGCAAACTGGTTGATGATGAACCTACCGCAGACGTGCAGGAAGCAAGGCACGGAAAGTGGGAAAACACAGAATTAATGTATGAAAACGGCTGTACAAGATGTAGTGAATGTAAAACAGAATATTATGCAAGCGATTTAGAAGAAATATGCGGCGATACGTTCCCGACTTATTGTCCACTTTGCGGAGCAAGAATGGAGGGTGACGGCAATGAACATTAACGCAAAGAAAGCTCAGGACAAGCTGTCGCAGGAGCTGTCTGCCGCTAAGCTTGGCAAGTATGCACAGGCGGTTGCAAAGCCTACTCTTGAGGTCCTCAAAACTTTCTGTGAGCAGAACGAGGAGTTCGCTCAGGCGGTCCTGCAGACGGACAGAACTTTCGCTGAGTGTGCGGAAAACGCTGTTAAGGGTGTAAGGGAAAGTATTTCGGATATCGAGGTCTACCGCAGAGCTGTAAGCTTTTACTTCAAGGGCGCGGATGTTCATTTCAATATGACGATCGACCTGGGCGACGGCTCGGACAGCGATGAAACGGCAAAACCGCCTGTCAGCTTGTCACTTGACAGCTTGCTTGACTTCTGAGGCAGCAGTATGAAAAAGACAAGAAAAGAGGCTCTTATATACTGCTTTCCTGCGGTGGATAAAGAGCTTATGGATAAGATGAAAGGCAGAGGTGCTAAGAATTATGTGGTGTTCCTCACAAGGGGTGCTGAACTTTTCGCACGTTGCTTTCACCGATACTCAACGGGTGACCTTGTGGAAAGGCAGCGGTATGTGTTTGCCCGTGACGGATCTGTGAGATACGGCAGTGATAACGGCATTAACTGGTCGGTGCGTAATGACTTCCGTGAGCCTGTCTTTTGCAAATGCTGTATGGGATATAACTACGATAATTCCTATTCGGTGCTGAACATCAAAGCTATAGATAAGTCGGATATGCGTTACAGTCAGTATCAGCATTATCACGGCAATATGCTTATATGCTATCTTCACGCATACTGCAAGCACCCTAATCTTGAGTATCTTATGAAACAAGGCTATGACGTAACAAGCGTGAGATACACAGGTTGGTGGGGATATCAGGAAAAGTTCCTGCTCTCTCAGCGTGTGAACTGGAAAAGTAATGACCTGCTGAAAATGCTCGGACTGAACAAGACGGAGTTCAAGACACTCAAAGGCAGCGAACAGCTGTGGGAGCAGTATCTTGACTATCGTGAGGAATATCCAAAACTCAGACCGGAAGATTTACTGAATATAGCAAAGGTCTTTAAGAACGAACACGGCACTCTTGAACGTCTTGTGAGGATAACAGGTCTTACACCGCAAAGGGTGGCACGATACATACACGAGCAGAAGATGACACCTCTTGATTACAGCGATTATCTGGAGCAGTGCGAAACGCTGGAGTATAACATTCACGATACAATGATAGCGTTGCCACACGATTTCTGGACAATGCACAACAGGCTCACTCAGATCATCAACTATGAGCATGACGAGCTTGTTTTGCAGAACTTCACAAAAAGGCTTGCAGAGCGTGTCTGCCTTGAATTTTCGGGAGACGGTTTGCTTATCAGACAGCCACATAGCTTGCAGGAAATAGAGGATGAGGGCAGGATACTTTCCCATTGTGTGGGCGGATATGCAGAACGCCATGCTATGGGGAAACTCAGCATAATGTTTCTGAGAAAAGTTTCTGAGCCTGACAAGCCTTACTATACTGTGGAGGTTAGCCAATACGGCGGTATCGTGCAGTGCAGAGGGTATAGGAACAACGTGGTACAAAACGGCGGTGAGGACAAACCGCAGGAGATAAAGGACTTTGAACAGAAGTATCAGCGGTATCTTGACAGGGTGTTCGCTGAGAAACGAAAGGAGCGTAAAACAGCATGAACGAACTATCGGCAGAATATATCAAGGCGGCTGAGCTTGACCGCAGGATAAAGACCTCAGCTCAGCTTGCACAGCAGAGCCTTTACGATATGTGTATGGGCTTTAAGGAAATGAGGGACAGCAGGCTTTACAAGGAGCTTGGGTACTCCGATTTTGGAGAGTATTGCGAGCAGGAAACAGGCTTTTCAAGAATGAACGTGTACAATTACATTAGAGTGGCTGAAAAATTACCGCAGGATTTTGTAAACTCGAGTTTACAAATCGGAGTTAAAAAGCTGACACTTCTTGCTAAGCTTTCCGATGAAGAGCGAACAGAACTTGCCGAAAATATCGACCTTGAAAGCACTACTGTCAAGGAGCTCAAAGCAAAAATAGATATTTTGCAGAACGAGCGTGACAGAGCCATGAAGTCAAATGCAGAGGCAAGCCATCAGGTCTTTATGGCGGATAAAAAGGTGCTTGAAATGAAAAATAAGGTAACGCAGCTTGAAGCCGAGATAAAGGAGCTTGAGAGCCGTCCTATCGAGGTGGCTGTGGAAACGGACAGCAAAGAGGTGGCAAACCTTAAAGACGCTATGCGGCGTGTTGATCTTGACTGGTCGGAGAAGTATTCAAAGCTTGAAGAAGACAGCCTGAAAGACCACAGAGAACTTTTGCAGAAAGCTGAGCAGGCTGAAAAGGATAAGCAGGACAAGCTTTCACAGCTTCGTGAAGAGCTTGACAGAACTAAGGCGGAGTATGAGAAAAAGCTTTCGGGAAAGACAGAGATCACGTCAACGCAGGACGATAAAGCCATATTCAAGGCTTATCTTTCCACCGCTGTTGACAGCGTAACAAGGCTCGTGGACTTTGTGAATGAGCATAATGACAGCGACAATTACGGACTTTTCACACAGAAAGCAAGACAGCTTGCGGATATAATCAATTCAAAACTGGAGGTATAAAAATGAAACTTTATGAGCTTACAAACGATTTTCAGAGGCTTTTTGACAGCCTTGAAGATATGACGGAAAATGCCGAGCTTACGGCAGAGGAAAAGGCTGAGGCTGAAAAAGTGTGGTTTGATACCCTTGAATGCGTCGAGGCTGAGTTTACGGACAAGGCGGAGAACGTTGCGGCTTATGTCAAGGTGCTGAACAGCGAGGCGAAAATGCTTGAAGCAGAGGAGAAAGCCCTCAAAGCAAGACGTGAGCAGAAGGTCAAGCAGGCAGAGAGCCTTAAAGCTTATCTTATGAACAGTATGCAGAGGGTCAACCTTAACAAAATAGAGGGCGTTATGGCTAAGATAAGCATTACAAAGGGCAGGGAAAGCACCGAGATAACAGACCCGAAAGCCTTTGTGGAGTGGGCAAAGGTCAATGATGACAGCCTGCTGAAATACAAAGATCCTGACATAAGCAAGACGGCTGTCAAGGCGGCTATCGAAGCAGGCAGAGAGATCCCTTATGCGGCAGTTGTCCGCAGACCGGGGCTGACCATAAGATAAGGAGGAAAAGAGAATGGGACTTGCGATACTTGTATTAGGCTTTTCAGGAAGCGGCAAATCTGCTTCCCTGAGAAATTTTAAAGAGGACGAGCTTGCGCTTGTGAATGTGAACGGAAAACAGCTTCCGTTCCGCACACAGTTTAAGTCAACGATACATACCGACAATTACGGTGAGATAGAACGCTTTATGAAAGCTCAGACGGCAAAGTCCATAGCCGTTGACGACAGTCAGTATCTTATGGTGAACGAGTTTATGCGTCGTGCAAAAGAAACGGGCTATCAGAAGTTCACCGACATAGCAAAGAATTTTTGGGAGCTTGTGAGAAGCGTTGAAATGCTTCCGGAGGACGTTATCGTGTATTTTCTCAATCACCTTGATACAGGCGAGGACGGCAGGCAGAAAGCTAAAACTATCGGCAAGCTGCTTGATGAGAAGATAACTGTCGAGGGTATGTTCACAACTGTGCTTAAAACTGTTGTGGTTGACGGCAAGTATCTTTTCGCCACTCAGACGGACGGCACTGACACCTGCAAAAGTCCTATCGGGCTGTTTGACAGTATGTACATAAGCAACGATCTGAAACTTGTTGATGAAGCGTTGAGGACATACTATCACCTTGCAGACGAACATATCTGCTCAGAGTGCGGAAAGACGATAATGTCAGACGGCAGGCGTACAGTTCAGCAGATAATAGACGGCTCGATGAAGAATTACGGCAAACAGCTTTGTATGAAATGCGTTCTGAAAAGGGTAAAGGCGGCGAAGTCCAATGAAGCTGAGAGCGTATCAGAATGAGCTGGTTGAGCAGGTAAGGCAGGCTTGGCGTGCAGGGTATAAAGCGCCCTGCATAGTCCTACCCTGCGGTGGAGGAAAGTCCTGCATAGTTGCTGAAATGGCTAGGCGGACGACCTTTAACGGCAAGAGAGTGCTTTTTCTCGTCCACAGACGTGAGCTTGTGGAGCAGATAAAAAAGACGTTTATCCGCTGGGGCGTTGATATGAGGCTCTGCGAGGTGGGTATGGTGCAAACTGTCACACGCCGTCTTAAAAAGCTTGCCAGACCTGCACTTATCATAACTGACGAAAATCATCACAGCCTTGCTCAGTCCTACAAACGCATATACGAATACTTTTCAGACGTGCCGAGAGTGGGCGTTACAGCGACTCCTGTTCGCCTTAATGGTGACGGGCTTGGTGACGTGAACGACAAGCTTATCGTTGGCGTATCCGCAAAATGGCTTATTGATAACAGCTGTCTTGCACCTTATGACTACTATGCTCCTGACGTTGCCGACCTTACAGGGCTGCACGTTTCTCACGGTGAATATATGGCGGCGGAGATAGAGAAAGCTATGGTGAAAAACACTGTTTTCGGTGACGTCATAAAGTATTACAAACAGCTTGCTTTGGGCAAAAAAGCGGTATGCTACTGTGCTTCCGTCAGACATTCTCAGCGAACGGCAGATGTGTTTAATGAAAACGGCATAAAGGCGGCTCATATCGACGGCTCGACCCCAAAGGCAGAACGTGACAGCATTATCTCAGCTTTCCGCAGGGGAGATATATCGGTGCTGTGCAACGTTGACCTTATCTCCGAGGGCTTTGACGTTCCTGACTGCGAGTGTGCAGTACTCCTGCGACCCACCAAGAGCCTTACTCTTTACATTCAGCAGGCTATGAGATGTATGCGGTACAGACCTAACAAAAGAGCCGTCATAATCGACCACGTTGGCAACTATGCAAGGTTTGGTATGCCTGACGATGACAGGGAGTGGAGCTTGGAGAAAAAGCCGAAAGCTCAGCATAAAAAGCAGGAGCAGAGCGACAAGGTGAAACAATGCCCTGAATGTTTCTATACTTTCTCTGCTCCTCCTGCGGGGGTGAAAGTATGCTGTCCTCACTGCGGATATGAGTTCCCCTCAGCCGAGAGAAAGCTTGAAACAGACAGCAGCGTGGGTCTTATAAAGGTGGAGGGATTTAAGCTTGACTTTTCAAGCCCTGCCGATTGTCATACCTATCCCGAACTTTTGCAGTATGCGAAAAGTCACGGCTACAAATCAGGCTGGGCGTATTATCAGGCAAGGCAAAGGGGGCTTATAGGTTGACGGAAGAACACAGGATACAAAACGAGATACGCTGTGCGGTATCGCCCTACTGCACTGTCTTTCGTGTGAACGTGGGCGAGGGGAAAACAGTTGACGGCAGATATTTCACCACAGGTGTGCCGAAAGGTTTTTCAGACCTGTTCGGCGTAAGGCATAAAGACGGCAGAGCTGTCTTTATCGAAGTCAAAACAAAGTCGGGGCGAGTTCGTCCTGAACAGAAGAAGTTCATAACAAAAATGCGTGAGTGCGGAGCATTGGCAGGCATATGCCGATCAGCAGAGGACGCAGTAAATTTACTAACGGAGGAATAAAAAAATGGGATTTAAGTCAAATCAATCAGAGGCATTTCAGAACGGATTAAAGCCTGAGGGCGTTTACGAGTGCATCATAACCGCTATCGAGGAACGCACAACAAAGAAAGGCTCGGTGGGTCTTAACTTCACTCTCGTCATCAGAAATGACGTGCAGGGGCAGAAATACGGCAACTCCTGCCTGTTTCACACCATATGGAAAAAGCATGAACCTAACGAGAATGATATGCAGGTGGAGGGCTACAACTTTGCTCAGCTTATGGCAATGGGCAAGGCGGCTAAGCTTCCCGATGGTAAGGAGTATGACAGCCTTAAAGCATACTGCACCGACCTGCTGAACAAGTGCATAAGGGTAGATCTCACGCACGAGGAATGGAACGGCAAGGAGCAGGAACGCATTAATTTTGTCAATCCTACAAAGTATCCTGAGTGCAAGCATAAGTTCAAATCCTCTGCACCGAAGGCGGACAGCTTTGCGACTAAGCAGACGGGCTTTGCAACGCCTAAGACAAATACGCAGGCTGACAGTGCCATAGGCTCCCTTGAAGATTTTGAGGACGTGCTTACAGATGACGGCGTGCCGTTCTGATTTCTGAGAAAAGCGAAAAGTCATAGTGCTTTTGCATAAAAACGCAGACGATATTTTGTGCAAACAAATGATTTATATTTTAATTTGGCAACATTTCTGCAATTGTTGTATTTTTTTATGCAACAAAAGTGGTGATTTTCGGGATAAGTGAAAGGCTTTGACTTTTCAAAATTTATGTTAGGAGTTGGATATATGTACGAACAAATACCGCAGGAGCTTAAAGCCCTGCCAAACTGGATATGCTGGGACGCTGTGCCTGATGAAAAGAGAGGGAAGATAAAGAAAGTGCCGATAAACGCACTTACTGGCGGAGGGGCTATGTCAAATAACCCCTCTACTTGGTGCGATTTCGATACGGCTGTGAAAGCCTCAGAAAAACATTCGGGCATAGGATTTATGTTCGGTGGCTGTCCATATTTCGGTGTTGACATTGACGGCAAAGAGGAGGAGCTTGAGGCATACCAAAGGGGAGAGAACGGCAACATCATATCCGAATTTATCTCCACCCTGCAAAGCTATACTGAGATATCTCAATCGGGCAAGGGCATACATATCATATGCAGAGGAACGCTCCCAAAGCGTGGCAGACGCAAAGACTCAGTTGAGATGTATGAGGACGGCAGATTTTTCGTTATGACAGGCAACTCCTGCTCAGAATATGAGAGTATCGCAGAGTGTTCCGACAGCATAAAGCCATTGCACGAAAAATACATAGGCGGCGGCCACGAGCCTGTGGCAAAGGCTGTTCCTGCTGTCAGACTTGACACCGCAGACCAGATAATCAAAGCTGCGGCAGGTGCAAAAAACGGCGGAAAATTTGTTTCCCTCTACAGTGGAAGAACCGCAGGATATGCTTCACAGAGTGAAGCTGATATGGCGTTCTGCTCGATGCTTGCCTTCTGGACAGGCTGTGACGCAGAGAAAATGGATATGATATTCCGTTCCTCAGGTCTTATGCGTGAAAAGTGGGACAGAGCGCAAAGCGGTTCGACCTACGGCGCACTCACCATTCAGAAAGCCATTGCAGATTGCGACAAGACCTATTCGCCAAAGTTCGCAGGGGGATTTTCTCTTAACTTCAAGTCGCCCTCTGAGCCGATTTCTGTGGGTGCTGTGGAGCAGGAAGAAACCAAGCCAAGACTTTATTCATTTGACGATACAGGCAACGCAGAACGCTTTGTTAACCTTTTTGGCGAGCAGGTGAGATACTGTTATACAGACAAACGCTGGCTTTGGTATGACGGCAGAAAGTGGTGTACCGATATGACAGGCACAGTTAAACGTCTTGCAGACAAGGCTGTGGCTTGTATGGCGGCAGAGGCAAAGGTGTACGCTCAGCTTGACGCAGACGAGGGAACGGATATGGCGAAAGCCTTTGAAAAGCATATGAAGTCCTGCCGTTCTAACAAATCAAAGAACGCAATGCTAAGTGAGGTCATGCACCACGTTCCTGTTCTGCCTGCTCAGATGGACAGATTTAAAACTGTTCTCAATACCCCGGGTGGAGTTATCGACCTGCGAAGCGGCGGCATATCTCCTCACGACCCTATGACATATCTGACGAAAATGACAGCCGTTGAGTATTCAGAGAACGCCGATTGTCCTCGCTGGCTTGCCTTTCTTGACGACATTTTCAGAGGGGATAAAGACCTTATCAGATACGTTCAGAAAGCTGTGGGATATTCCCTGACTGGCTCGACCACCGAGCAATGTGCGTTCTTTCTATACGGAACAGGACGAAACGGCAAGTCAACTTTCATTGATATCATAAGGGATATTTTCGGGGACTATGCGGCAAATATCCAGCCTGAAACTATTATGGTGCGCAGTAATCAGAGCACCGCCATAAACAGCGATATTGCAAGGCTCAAAGGTGCAAGGCTGGTGACCTCAGTTGAGCCTAACGAGGGTGTTCGTATCAACGAGGGTCTGCTCAAACAGCTTACAGGCGACGATACTGTTACGGCAAGAAAGCTTTACGGCGACGAGTTCGAGTTCAAACCTGAGTTCAAACTTTGGATGGCGACAAACCATAAGCCTGTCATCAGAGGAACAGATACGGGCATATGGCGCAGGATACATATGATACCCTTCACTGTGCAGATCCCCGAAGAAAAGATAGACCGCAGGCTGAAATACAAGCTGTCGGCGGAGCTTACGGGCATATTCCGCTGGGCGGTCGAGGGCTGTCTGCTGTGGCAGAAAGAGGGGCTTAAAATGCCTCGTGCCGTCCTTGAAGAAGTGAGGGAGTACCGCCGTGAAATGGACGTTATCTCTGCATTTGTTGAGGATAAGTGTACTGTGGGCAAGGGTCTGAGCGTTAAGTCAAGTCAGCTTTTTGCGGCATATCTTAACTGGGCTGAGCAGAACAATGAATATCGTATGAGTTCAACAAAGTTCGGTATGGAGCTTGCAAAACGCTTTGAAAAAGTAAGAACAAGGGGCGGTATATACTTCAATGGACTGTCACTTAATAATGTGTAAGTAATTGTAAGTGTGTAGGGTTGTGTAGGGTTGAAGGGTTTTTCTAACCTTTCGTATTA